GGACTGATAGCCACCAAAAGAATATAAACAAACTGCTGTCGGCGATGAACGGGCGGCTGATTTACTCGAACGGCAAATATATCGTTAAGGCTGGAATTTACGAGGCACCGACCGAGGTGCTGACCGAAGACGATTTGATCGGCGCGATCGAGATCAAGACCAGCCTGGAGCGGTCAGATAGGTTTAACACCATTCGCGGTATTTTCGTCGACGCGGCTGCAAACAATAAATCGACGGAATTTCCGAAGGTGCAGCTCGCCGACGCTGTGACACGCGATAACGGCGAGGTGCTTGAGAAAGAGATTCAATTGCCGATGGTTAGCGACAGCTACCAGGCGCAACGCATTGCCAATAAACTGATCCAACTGTCCGATCAGCAAAAAATCATTTCATTTCCGGCGAACCTGTCGGCGCTCAGAATCACCGCAGGCGATCGCGTGCAAGTTACAGTCGAGGAACTAAATTGGAATCAAAAGGTTTTTGAATGTATTGGTTGGACGTTCTCCGATGAGGGCGGCGTTAACCTAACGCTGCGCGAAGATTCATCGTTAAGCTATGCCGACCCGTTGCCAGCCGCTTACTCTCAAATCACAGCCGACGGAACTATCGTCGACGCTTTCCGAGGCGTACCCAGCCCGAGCGGTCTAAGCGTCACCGCTGGCTTGAAAAATAACGTGCTGAACTGGGTCAACCCTGGCAAGCCTTCCGACTTTGGGACTGTTTACGTTTACGCATCGCCGAACGGCAACTTTTCAAGCGCGGTGAAGATCGGCGAAACCGATGGCACACAATTCACGCATGACGCCAGCACCGCCGCTGATGCAGTCGCGCCTGGAAATGTTCGCTACTACTGGGTGCGCGCCATAAAAAATGTCGGCACCGACGCCGCCGCGCGATCTAACCTTGAGCCGAATGCCGACCCCAATACGACCGTTTTCGCAACGGTTGGGCGAGTGAACTGGGCCGATGTTGACGGATCTGCCGACGCGCCAGCGTCCAATGCAACAGTCGGCGCGCAGATTTCAGTTAACCTGGTCGACGCCGACGGCACAACTGTAATGGGTGCAGCGGACGTTAAGAACAGCGTCCTCGCACAAGAAATATTAGAAGTCGAGGTCGAGGCTGGCGAGGTGCTAAATCTTGAGACGGGTGCTGACGTCGATATACAGAATCTCGGTGACGTGGCGATCTTCGTTAGTGATAGCAACGTCACGCTGAACAATTCGATTAATACAGTTGCCAGCAACCTCAGCCAGCTCGAAGATGCTGTTATCGATTTAACGTCGGGCGTAAGTGATATCTATATCCAGGCGACCGAGCCTGTTGCTGGTGTGGGCGGGATCCCAAATCCGATACCTCAATTTTCACGCTGGTATGACTCCAGCGAAGGGAACGCTCCTTATTTTTTTGATGGATCCAATTGGGTATCGTTCAAAGATGCGGACATCGCCGACAATAAACAAAACATCACTAACCTCACCGCTAACCTGGCGACAACTGACGGAAATGTGACAGCCAACTCAAGTGCAATCACCGCGCTCGATACGCTGACGATCGCTCAGGGCGGATCCATCACAAGCCTTAGCGGATCTGTGACAGCGCTTGAATCGACAGTCAACAACGCCACGACCGGCGTCGTCGCAAACGCTGGCGCGGTCTCAAGCCTGACCACCCGCGTGACGAATACCGAAGACGCCACAACTATAAACGCCGGAAACATCACGACCTTAACTGCGGATCTTGACCAGGCCGAGCTTGATATTGCAACGAAAGCATCATCGACGGCAGTTAGCGGTTTGACCACAAGAGTCGATGCCGCTGAAGGCTCAATCGTGACAAATGCAGGCGATATTACTGCGCTCGAATCTACCGTCGACAATGCGACGACGGGCGTCGTTGCAACGGCCGACGCGGTCAGCGCCTTGACCACTAGGGTCTCTGATACTGAAGACGGTGTTTTAGTTAACTCTGGTGCGGTCACAACCTTAAACGCGACTTATACCGAGGATCTGCATTTCCGCACAGAAGCGGAAGACGAAAACGACAACCTGATCGATTTAGAAACAGGCTCCGGAACTGTGCAACTGCAAGACCTGACGGATTTTGTGAGCGGCTCATCCGCCGCAATTGATTCGCTGACGGTGCAAACCTTTGCCAACGAGGACGGTATACAGACCCAGGCGATACAACTGACCGCGCTTGAGTCAACGGTTAACGATCCGACAAACGGCGTGACCGCCACGGCTGGCGCGCTGTCAACCTTATCGACAACTGTATCGGTTATCGATAACCAGGTATCTACAACCGCCCAGGACTTGACCGCACTGACCACAACGGTCGGCGGCAACACTGCGACGATCACAACTCAGTCAAATTCGATCGATGGCGTCGAAGCAAACTATGGCGTAAAGATCGACAACAACAACCGCATCACCGGATTTGGTCTACTAAGCACGACCGCAGGATCGACGCCCTTTTCTGAATTTGCGGTCGTTGCCGATCAATTCTCGATCGTCTCGCCTGACTCAACCGCTGATACGCCGATCCAACCTTTTACTGTTACAGCTGACAAGATTTATTTCGGGGCTGACGTTATTGTCAGCGGCGACTTGATCAGCACCGGCACAATCTCGGCTGATCGCTTGCAGATCGATGGCGTGATGTTCGATACCGAGACCGTCGGCGGCGTGACTAGCCTGGTAATTAAAGAAAGCGGCGTTAACACTTCCCAAATTGCAGAGTCAGCCATCACAACCGCCAGGCTTTCAAACGATGCGGTCACGGTAGACAAGTTTGCGAACACTTTGCAAAGCACAAATTACGTTGCCGATACGAGCGGATGGCAGATCCTGACTTCTGGCGATGTTGAATTCCAGAATGCGAAAGTGAGCGGCGAGATCAACGCAACATCAGGCACCCTAAGTTCAAGCATTGCGATCGGCACTGGAAACAGTATTTTTAAAGCTGACAGCAATGGCATATATCTCGGGAACGCAACTTTTGCATCAGCACCGTTTCGCGTGACCCCTGCCGGTGTTGTAAATGCCACGGGTGTAAATATTGCCGGAACTGTAGACGCCTCAACCGCGTTCACGTTCACCGGCGAAAACGTCACCGGCACACTGGGAACTGACAATTTAGACGTGCCAGGGATTATCACTGCCGGATCATTGATCACCGACTCGGCAACGATCAGCAACGATATCAGAATCGGATCAGGTGATAGTGTTTTTTCTGCTGATTCAAACGGCATTTATCTCGGAAATGAAACCTTCGCTAATGCTGAGTTTAGGGTCACGCCAGCGGGTGCTTTAACAGCGACAGGCGCTAACATCAGCGGAACCATCACGGTCGGATCTACAGCGCTAACTGAGGCTAATACTCTTAACACAAATGCCACCGCGTCAGATGTCGGACTCGATCAGGTTACTAACGTAAGCGCAGCAACAATCCAATCGGACACACTAACGGCGGCGACAAGCTCGGACGTTGGGCTCGGGGATGTTGAAAATTTAGACGCGCAGGATCAAGCGCAAACAGGACTGATCGCAGGAACAACGATTACAGGCGGCGGCATTACGATGTCGTCAGGCGGTGCAATAAAGACCACCGGCAAAGATAGCGAATCAGATACCACTAACGGGTTTTTCCTAGGCTATAACGGGAGCAATTACACCTTCGGCGTTGGCGATGCTAATCAGTCGATGCAATGGACTGGTTCCGCGTTAAACATTGTCGGCGCGTTAAACGCAACAAGTTTAAACGTGACCAGCATCACAGGCGCGGTCACAGGATTTGATGCTGGCAAGATCTCAGGCGATGTCACGGAAGTTTACCCATTATCTTCAACGCCTAACGTGAGTTTTGACAACTCAGGAACGCCAAACCCAACAGTGATGACTGGTTTTTCAATTCCAGCGCCTGAGAACGCTGTATCAAAAAGGCACCGATTATCTTTAGCATTTGAAATTCAATCTAGGCGATCAAGCGGCACAGGTTTGGACACGCATACAATTTACTACTGGGCATCTCGCAAGAGCCTCGGATTTGAAGCGGTTGCAATCGGAGACGTGACGCTTTTAAGCACCCCCGTCAGTGGTTACGTTGAGGTCTACACCATACCTGGGAACGTCACGGATCAAATGGATAACAACGGCGCAATTGCGCCAAACACTAACCCAACAGCCGCGCAAATTGGCAAAATCATCGGCGTTAGTTATCAGGCCGCAACAAATAAAACAAACATCGAGGTTTCGTTTGGATCTGGATCCTCGCCGCATTATGCCAATGGCACGACGATGTATTTCTCGCCTAGCCAATTTACAGCATCAGGCGCTTACCCTGATTCAGCTTGGCAAGGTAAGCAATCGTTAATTCTTGACGGCACTTCAATCACCTATGCAACGGTGCCTTTAATAGCCAGCTTTGGCTCAACAACAGTCGCCAGGGATTATCGGATCTACGCACAAAATTCGGCGCAATACACAAACCTTACCGTCACTTGCCCCAAGCTCTACGGCACCGTGGAGAACATAGCATGATCACGGTGGGCGTTAGATTTCAGGATGGTACTGAACAGGTGATCGGTGAATACGAACGAGTGGTTGAAGCAAACGAAGTGCTCACCTCATCGGTTGCAGATTACCCAGGAGCCGAATATCTATACCTGGAAATGCCTGGATTTGATGTCGATCTACAACAACCAAAAATTGCACGTTATGCAAAATTATACCCAAACGAATAGCGCTCGGAGAAAAATACCATGTCAAAAATTAGCGAATTAAGCGACGGGGGCAGCCTTACCTCAACAGATTTCCTCATCGCCGTTAGAAGTGGCGGAAACGTCAAGGTCAAAATGGATACGATCAACGTCGATCAAGTAGACCTTGGTGACAATGAGTTCATCCGTCTGGGTAACAGCCAAGATTTGACGATGGTTCACACCTCCACCCAGTCAATTATCAATCAGGCTGGCATTGGTGATCTGCTGATTCAAAAGGCTGGGGCCACCAAATTAACAATTAATGCCACAGGCATTGATGTCACGGGTACGGTCACAAGTGGAGACATAACAATAGCCGTAGACGATACGCCTACTTTGAATTTTAAGAAGGCTTCTTCTGCTGACATTTTAGGGACGATCAACGTAACCACAGACGCTGGCTCTGGCGGCAAAATGGTGTTTCAGACTAAGCGTAATGGTGACACCGCGCTTGACCGTATGACCATTGATGATGGCGGCAACGTGGGTATTGGTAACGCAATCCCGATTGCAGCATTGGACGTAACTGGAACGGACGCAGTAGGCAATCTTACAAGTTTAGCCGATACCGTTACCAGAGCTGCGGCAATTATCAGAGGATCAACCCACACCAATGGGTACGGTCTTTATATGGGCTATGGCAACTCATCAACTGATGCTCAGTACATACAATCAACCCTAAAAACTGGTAGCCAATCGTATCCATTATTGCTCAACCCATATGGCGGCAACGTGGGTATTGGTACGAGTTCGCCTAATTATCAGCTTACAATAGGTGATGGCACAGATGCGCTAGAAACTGTAAACATCGTGTCAACTGATGCTGGCTCATCAAGACTTTTCTTTTCTGACGCTTCAAGTGTTGGTCAGGGTCGGTTGACCTATGACCATTCAGACGACCATTTAGAAATTTATACCGCCGACACAGAAGCCATGCGCATTGATTCAAGCGGGAACGTGGGTATTGGTACGAGTTCGCCTGCTTGGGGGATTCAAACTGGCAACTTTAGAGGATCAGCTTCTGCACCAGTCTTTAGCGGAACGAGTGGTGATGGATTTGCATTTGATTATTACAACGGTCCAAATCCGTATCCAAGACACGGCTCTATTGCGGTAATAGGCGCAGGCACTTCTACTGCTGACATGAGCTTCTGGACGGATTCAGGATCTGCTGTCGAAGAACGCATGCGCATCGATGCCAGCGGGAACTTGCTTTTTTCAGGAGCAACGCAAAATACAACTGTTCTACGTATGAATACCGCATCTGGTTCCGACAGCAAGCAGCTCAGTTTAGCTGGCGGCGGCGCAGATAGTGATGGTCGAGGCTCAAGGATTAGGCTGTTTGGGAACAATCACGCTTCTTTGGCAGGTGACGCAGACATATCCACGGGCAATGCGGCTGGAGCACAGATGGACTTGCGAGCTAAAAGCCATATTGCACTTTCTACAAACAGTTCAGAACGCATGCGCATCGATGCCAGCGGGAACGTGCTGGTGGGTAAGACTTCGTTTTCAAATGCAGGTCAAGGAACAATTATTGGTGGTACTGCTACCAACCATGTAGGTATGCGTTGGACTAGATCAGCAGGCACAGGAACAGAGACGGCACTGGGATTTTATGTGAATAATGGTTCCCAAATTGGGTCTATCTCTGCTACAACAAGCGGAGTAGCCTACAACGTCTCATCAGACCAACGCCTCAAGGAAAACATTGCAGACGCTGATGACGCTGGTAGCAAGATCGACGCCATTCAAGTACGCAAGTTTGACTGGAAGGTTGACGGCTCACATCAAGACTACGGCATGGTTGCACAGGAACTACTTGAGGTTGCACCTGAAGCTGTAAGCGGAGACCCCGACTCCGATGAGATGATGGGCGTTGACTACAGCAAGCTAGTCCCAATGATGCTCAAAGAAATCCAATCACTACGCGCACGAGTCGCACAACTAGAATCCTAAAGGAGAAACAACATGGCAACATTTAACTGGGTAATCTCTACCCTTGAGCGTGACTTACAGCCAGCCGATATGAACGGTGCGGTAATCGTGGCCCATTGGCGCTGCAATGCGTCTGAGAATGACTACGGTGCTACGTCTTACGGAACCTGCGGCTTTAGCCCTGACCCATCTAGCCCTTCATACGTTGATTACAACAGCATTTCTGAAGAACTGGCGCTGTCATGGTGCTTTGCTAACGGTGTTGACAAGGACGCTATTGAAGTATCACTGGCGGCTAATCTGGACCTGCAACAGAATCCGACTCAGGCGGCTGGGGTGCCTTGGTCTTAACCACGAAAGGAGAAATGACAATGGCTGAGAAAAAAACAGAGCCAAAAGTTTCAATCGATGACACGGCATATTTATTGGAAGATTTAAGCGATGAAAGTCGATTGCTGTTGAATCACGTTACCGACTTGGATCGCAAAATTCGATCGGCAAGTTTTAACGTGGAGCAATTGCAAGTCGGGCGAGAAGCATTTTTTGCCAGGCTTAAAGACTCCGTGAAAGATGCCACCGCAATGGGATAAAAAGCGATGGAAGAAAGCGCAAAACAGGCACTCGATTGGTTATCGGTCGGCGCGGCGGTAAGCACCCTCGCCGGTTGGTTGCCGCCGGTAGCGAGCTTGCTCACAATCATTTGGATGAGCTTGCGGATTTGGCAAGATCCGTTAGTCGTTAAATGGCGCGGCAGAGATGAGTGATTTATCCGTCAGCGATGACAGCTTGATCACCCTGCCCTTACGGAATTTGATTGCTATATCGGCGGGCCTGGTGATTGCCTCGGCAGCTTGGATGTCCATCGAGCACGAAATCACGCAGCACAGTCACGACCTTTTAATGCACCAAGCGCAGATCGACATGAACTCGGATTTTCGCGTTACTTGGCCAAAAGAAGGTTTGCTCGCGGCTGACGTGCAGCAAAACTCACGGCTCGACGCTATCGAAGGTCAAAACGCTGAGCAAGCGTCGGACCTGCGCGACATCCAAAAAAGCATTAACGAGATCAAAGTCACCCTTGGCATTTTGGAATCACGGTCGGCAGTTGCAGAGCAAAAGACCGAATCGCTTTATACGCTGTACAACGAAAAATTGACTGAGGCAAAGTGAGTGGAAAGCGTGGAACTGTTGTCACAATTGTGGGCACCACTCGTTGGCGTCACGCTGCTGATTTACACCATCTCGCGGCTGATCGGTGACGTGGAAACGCTCAAGTCAAAGGTCGAGGTGCTGTTCAACCTGTTCAACAGCCTAAAGGATAAGGACAAAGACAAATGAAATTTGACGCAATCAAATCAATTTTGGGATCTGTCGCACCGACGATCGGCGCAGCCCTGGGCGGTCCTGTCGGCGGCGCTGCCGGATCTGTTATCGCAAGCGTGCTTGGCGTACCCAACGAGCCACGCGCGATCGAGCGCGCTGTCAAGGCGGCAACTCCGGCACAATTGGCGGAGCTTAAAAAGGCAGAGCTAGATTTTCAGGTGCAAATGGCGCAGCTCGATGTGGACGTGTTCGCGCTAGAAACTGCTGACGTGCAAAACGCCAGGCAAGCGTATGCAAACAGCGGCGACTGGACGCCCAAATTCATCGCAGTTTGTTGCGTTCTATTCTTTGGCGGATATATCGCCCTGGTGACGATACTGCCGCCGGACGCAAACTCTGACACGATCGTCAGCTTGGTGCTCGGCTACTTGGGCGGCATTGTCAGCTCGATCATTTCGTTCTACTACGGCGCAAGCCACGATCACAAGAGCAACTGATGAATCGGCTGCGCGAAATGATCAAGCGGCATGAAGGCGTCGAGACTCATTGCTACAAAGACCACCTGGGCCTTGAGACGATCGGCGTGGGTCGTTGCATTGCGCGAGGATCTCTCGGCCTATCTGACGATGAAATCAATTACTTGCTAGATAATGACATCCAGCGCTGCATCCTGGAACTGAGCAACGCCCTGCCCTTTTTCAACTCGCTCGACGAGGTCAGGAAAGAGGCGCTGATCGATCTATGCTTCAACTTGGGACTGACCAGGCTGTTGGGGTTTAAAAAAGCCTTGGCTGCGATCGAGGCGGGATTGTGGGAGACGGCAAAGGTTGAGCTGCTTGATTCACGCTGGGCGGTACAAGTGGGCGCTCGATCTGAGGAAATCTCAGAAATGATCAGGTCCGGTCAATACCAATAGGCAAAAAAAACCCCGCACTTGGCGGGGCTATTTCTTATTGCTTCAGGCAGTAATCTGCTGCCAGGTTATATTCACGGCACCACAGCCGCTCACGATGGATCACCCCCTT